TTCTACTACTTCTTCTTTTTCTTCTTCTACTACTTCTTCTTCTACTACTTCTTCTTCTTCCTCCTCCTCTTCCTCTTCTTCCTCCTCTTCCTCTTCCTCTTCCTCTTCCTCTTCTTCTTCTTCTTCGTGAATTACTAATTCACTACGTCCAAGTTTGATATATTCTTCTACATCCTTATCAGTTATTTCTTCAACTTCTTCTTGTTTTACCTCGTTCACTTTAAATGGTTTACCTTGTTCTAACCAAAGTTTTTGGTAAAATGGTGTTAAACTACGTAATTCTTCTTCTGTATAATCTCGGTCTAAAATATCATTAAATGGGTCACGTATTTCATATTCTTTATCTACAATAACATTTACAGATTCAATATTTATTTCTTCTTTAATTTTATCTTTATTATCAATATCAATACTTAATTCATCAACTTCAATATAAATTTTATTTTCACTATTATCATTTAATCTTTTTATTTCATGTTCTAAAAAAGAAATACGTTCTCTTAATTTCTTAACAATCGGTAAATTATTTAAAACTTCATTTGTTTCATTTAATTCACTAAATTTTTTTGATTCTTTATTTTCAACACCTTGTTTGTATTTTCCTAATAAGAATTTTACTTCATGTAAAAAGCTATCTTGATCCATATTTAAATATATTAATTAGTTTCTTTTTAATATATTTATTTTAATCAATTTTATAATAAATTATTTATTTATTTTTTTCCTCTTTTTTTGGTTTGTTTTTTAACAAAACCAAATTTCCCTTTTTTGGTTACATATCCAGCTTTGACAAGACGTTTTTCTTTTTTAGCAGATTTAAATTTTGATGCAGAAACAATGCGTCCAGCTTTATTTTTATGTAATTTAGATTTTGTTAATCCTCCAGTTGTTTCATATGCAGTTCCATGCCATACTTGGGCACGGCTACCTGTTACTAATTCAAATTTTTTTCCCTTAATGTTATATTTACCATCACTTCCTTTGCTAAAACGAGCCATTATACTATAACGCAATAAAAATATTTTTTTAAAATTTATTTTTTAATTGTGGTAATATTCTAGGTGCTTGTGAAACTTGATTAAAACAACTACCTGAATCACGCATATTTATTTCATAAAATGTTTTTCTAAATGATTTATTATGATATGTAGTATTTGTTGTAGAAAAAATTACTTTTGGTGGACATGTTCTACAACCATTTTTTGAAAATAATTTTTCTTTAATATTTATATTAATATTATAATTTGATTTGGAAAATTGTCCATTATGAAATATTTTATAACTAATAACATCCTTACCATAAAATTTGATATTGGGTTTATAATTAATAATATTATTTGTTAGATATTTAATATTGCCATTAACAGGATAATTTAGAATAATAAATGAAGCATCTGTAATAATCATGTTGTCATATAAAGCTGTTAAAACAATATTTACTTCATTATCTTCTTCTATAAATACATTTAAATTATTTCCTTCTGGGTATAGTATTGGAGGTGGAATATATACGTCTAAAACGGTAATATTTATATTTCCTATATTTGAGCTTAGATCTCTTGAATCTTTTGCAACATATTGTATCAATTCATTTCCAAAAAAATCAGTATTTGGAGTATATAATAATATATTACTATTATCAATATTGACATTACCATTTAATGGTTGTGTAATTACGATAAAATCAAAACTAATATCATTTACATCAACATCACTTGCTTGTAATTGAAAAGATATATCATTATTTTCATTTATTGTTCCTGAAAAATCTATTACTAATGGAGGATCGTTAATTTCATTTACAAATAAATTAACACTTGCTGGTAATGATGATAAACCACTCAAATCGGTAGCTATATATGTAAAACTATCTTCACCAAAATAATTTAAATTTGGCGTATACGTTGCAACATTATTATTATCAATAGTAATATTTCCAAATGAAACATCTTCTACTATAGAATAAATTAAATTAGCACTATTATCTTCTACATCTTGTGCTAATAAATTAATATCTATAGATGTATCTTCATTTATTATTATATTACTAATATCAAAAACAATTGGTCTGTCGTTTACGGAAATAACATCGATAATATATAAAATAACTTCACTAATATTATTATTTGTTTTTAAAATAGAAAAAGAATCTAATAAATTAAAATTTAATACAGGTGAGTACGTTAATAAAGAGTTATTTAATGTATAATTTCCAAAAGTAGGTTCAATAATAATATTATATATTGTATTTTGGTCATCGGTACTTTCTTGTAGTTCTATGTTAACATCAGTATCTTCAAACGTATTTATATCTACTTTATTTTGTATATAATCACTATAAGTTAAATTATCAATAGTAATACCTGAATTTAAAACATCAGAAAATCCAGAAATAATATTTGTATTTGTTGGTGTAGGTGAATATGGTATAGTAAAAGAACCTATATTACCTAATGTAATTGTGTTATCAATATTATATATAAATATATCTGTTAAAAAATGATTATTTATCCATCCGTGTCTTAAAGTTGATAAATTATAACTAACAATAATAGTTTCGATTGGTTGTCCCCAAAATGCACCCCAACCAATAGTGCTAACATTTATAGGTATAACAAGATTTCTTAGTTTGCCATCATTACTATGGCTGGTAAAAGCATAATTTTCTATCTGTGTTAATGTTGATGGTAAAAACAAACTAACTAAATTATAATATGTAAAAGCAACATTGGGTAATATTATCTGTGTATTTGTTGTATTATCAGTATAGAAAGATGTATTTTTATTAAATTTCCCTCCTATTGTAGTAATACCTTCTGGTATTTTCAATTGTGTTGTATTACCTATATCATAGGTAATATTATTAATAATAATTTTTGATAAATGTGTAAAAATAAAAGCTTCTTCTTCTATTTCTTGAATATCATGAAATTCTATTTCATTTAATTTTTGACAATAATAAAAAGCTTCTCGTTTAATTGTTTTAATAGAAACATTTTTACCATCTACTTTTTGAATATCTTGATTATTTACGAAAGCTTTATTATTAATAATATATACAGCAGGATCAATAGTTAAAATAGTTATATTATTCTTAATAGAAATAGTAGAATATATTGGAATTTCTTCTATTTTTTCACCTAATGTTATATAATTTATATTTATATATACTGTTTTAATATCACTAGTATAGATGACATTATTATATAGTGTTTGTACAAAATATTGAAAACTATCATTACTATTACTATGTTGGAGAGGGGAGTATTGACATATATTATTTAATGTAGCAGCAGTTCCAAATGTTGTGTTTTGTATTAATTCAATACTAGGTGAACCAGAAATATCATAATATATAATATCATCAATTAAATTAAATACAGTTGTTGTATTTCTTAACACATTTATACTTATATCTGTAATGTTAAATTCCATATAATTAATATATATATATTTACATTATTAATAAAACATAAAATTGAAAAACACTTAAATCTAATTTATGATATATAAAATAATGACAACAAATTCGTTAGCAAAACAATATCAAAAAAAAACAGACAAACAACATATATTAGATAATCCAGATACATATATTGGATCTGTTGAAAATTTAAATCAAGAATGTTATATTTACGATCCCGAAAACAAAAAAATAATAAATAAGCACATTGATTATATTCCTGGTTTATATAAATTATTTGATGAAGGTGTTGTAAATTGTAGAGATCATGTTATTCGCATGGAACAAAAAATACAGCAAGAACAAGAAAAAAATCATTATCCAGTAACACAAATAAATATAAATATTGAAAATAATGAGATATCAATGACTAATGACGGAAATGGAATTGATATTGAAAAACATCCAGAATATGATATTTGGATTCCTGAAATGATATTTGGTCATCTAAGAACATCAACAAATTATAACAAAGAAGAGAAAAAAATAGTAGGTGGAAAGAATGGTTTTGGATTTAAATTAGTTTTGATATGGTCAACAGAAGGTTCAATAGAAACGGTTGATCATGTTCGAAAATTAAAATATACTCAAAAATTTTCGTCGAATTTAGATGTAATAGAAAAACCTAAGATAACCAAGTGTAGTAGTAAACCGTATACCAAAATTACTTTTAAACCGGATTATCAGCGATTTGGTTTAACAGAATTATCTCAAGATATGATTAACTTATTTATTAAAAGAATATATGATATAAGTGCCGTTACAAAAAAACATATTAAAGTAACATATAATAAAAAAATATTAGACATAAAAAATTTACAACAATACATAGATCTTTACATTGGTCCTAAAAGTGAACATGAGCGTATTTATGAAGAAGTTAATGATCGTTGGCATTATGCAGTATGTATGAGTCCAAGTCAGGAATTTAGTCAAGTTAGTTTTGTAAATGGTATTTACACATCAAAAGGAGGAAAACATGTAGAATATATTTTAAATCAAATTACAAAAAAATTAATTACATATATTGAAAAAAAGAAAAAAGTAACAGTAAATGCAAATTCAATTAAAGAACAGTTAATGTTATTTATTCGTTGTGATATTGAAAATCCAGCATTTGATAGTCAAACGAAAGATTATATGAACACACCTTATACAAAATTTGGTTCAACATGTATAGTAAATGATAAATGTATTGATAAGATTGCGAAATTAGGTGTGATGGAATCAGCTTGTGCTATTAGTGAAATAAAAGATAATAAAGCTGCTAAAAAAACAGATGGTTCTAAATCAAAAAATATTAGAGGAATTCCAAAATTAATTGATGCTAATTGGGCTGGTACATCAAAATCATCCCAATGTACAATTATATTTTGCGAGGGTGATTCAGCAAAGGCAGGAATTGTATCTGGATTATCATCAGAAGATAGAAATATTTATGGTGTATATCCAATGAAAGGTAAGATATTAAATGTGCGTGGTGAAATATCAAAAAAATTACTTGAAAATAAAGAAATAACTGAAATAAAAAAAATAATTGGTTTAGAATCAAATAAAGTATATAATAATGAAAATACAAAAAAATTATTAAGATATGGAAAAGTATTATTTATGACTGATCAAGATTTAGATGGTTCTCATATTAAAGGTCTATGTTTAAATTTATTTCAATGTCAATGGAATCAATTATCAAAAATTGATAATTTCATAGGATTTATGAATACACCTATTTTGAAAGCTAAAAAGGGTAATAAAACATTGTTATTTTACAACGAAGGTGAATATGAAAAATGGAAAGAAAATATAAGTGATACATCATCATGGAAAATAAAATATTATAAAGGTTTGGGTACTAGTACTGGAACAGAATTTAAAGAATATTTTAAAGAAAAAAAGATAGTACATTTTAATCATAAAGATGATAATTGTGATGATGCTATTGACATGGTATTTAATAAAAAACGTGCAGATGATCGTAAAGAATGGTTAGGTGATTATAATCGTGAACTATTTTTAGATACGAATGTAAGTGAAATAAGTTATAAAGATTTTGTTCAACGTGAAATGATACATTTTTCAAAATATGACTGTGATCGTTCTATTCCCAATATAATGGATGGTTTAAAAATTAGTTTACGAAAAATATTATACAGTGCTTTTAAAAAGAATTTAACGCAAGAAATTAAAGTTGCACAGTTTTCAGGATATGTATCAGAGCATTCAGGTTATCATCATGGTGAAGCAAGTTTAAACGCTGCTATTGTTGGTTTAGCACAAAATTTTGTGGGTTCAAATAATATTAATTTATTTATGCCAAATGGTCAGTTTGGAACAAGATTACAAGGTGGTAAAGATTCAGCTTCTGAGAGATATATTTATACAATGTTAAATAAAATTACAAGAGCTATTTATAATCAAGGTGATGATGCTATATTAAAATATTTAGATGATGATGGTCAATCAGTTGAACCAATATTTTATGCACCAATTATACCAATGTTATTAGTTAATGGATCAAAAGGTATTGGAACAGGTTTTAGTACAGAAATACCATGTTATAATCCAACACAAATTATTCAATATTTAGAAAATAAATTAAAATCAAAAGAAGTAAATAGAAATTTTGTTCCATATTATGAAGGTTTCAAAGGAACAATACATAAAATGAATGAAACAAAATATTTAATATGTGGAAAATATCAAATGTTAGGTGAAAATAAAATTAGAGTAACTGAATTGCCAGTTGGATATTGGACAGATGATTTTAAACAACATCTTGAAACACTTGCAGCGAATGTTGATAAAAATGGTAAAAAGGTATCACCGATAATCAAAGAAATTGATGATATGAGTAAATCGACAAATATTGATATTATTGTTACATTTACACATGATAATTTGAAAATATTAGAAAGTAATACATGTGAAAATGGTTGTAATGGATTGGAAAAAACACTAAAATTATTTACAACAATTAGTACAACAAATATGCATATGTTTAATGCTAATGAAAAATTGAAGAAATATGATCAGGTAGCTGATATTATAGATGACTATTTTGATATTAGATTAAAAATGTATGATGAACGTAAACAACATCTAATAAAAGTATTAACACATGAAAGAGATGTTTTATATAATAAAAAACGTTATATTAGTGAAGTATTAGATGATAAATTGATATTGAATAAAAAGAAGAAAGCTGAAATTATTCAAGAATTAAAAGATAATGAATATATGATAGTAAATGATGATGATGAATATAAATATTTACTTAAAATGACAATGGATAGTGTAAGTGAAGAAAATGTAGATAGATTAAACGATGAATTTAACAAAAAACAACAGCAATTAGATGTTGTTGTTGCAACAACAATTGAGAATATGTGGTTAAGTGAATTGAAAGTTTTGAAAGATGAATATAGTAAATATATCAAATTACGTGAGAAAATTCAATAAGATTAAATAAATAAGAAAATATTAATTTATAATTTTTTAATTTATAAATTAATTAAACATAAACAACATATAATATTATCAGTAATGAGTGTAAAAAATAAAAAATTGAATAATAATGATAATAAGAATAATAAAGAAAATATAATGATTACACCTAATTTAGATAATAATTATGAAGAAATAAAAAATTATTATGATAATTATCTTAACGTAAATAATGAATTGGTTGAAACATCAAATGATAAACCAACTCCATTAGATTGTGTTGAAGATATGGTAAATAAAATAGATGATGAATTTTGGAAAAATGAGAATAATAAAATATTAGATCCATGTTGTGGTTGTGGAAATTTTCCAATAGTAATTTATTTTAAATTAATTAAATATCATACAAAAGATCATATATTGAATAATATGTTATATTTTAATGATATTAATGAAAAACGTATTGATGTACTAAAAAAAATATTTAACCATGAAAATTTAAATATTTATCAAGAAGATTTCTTGAATTTAAAAACAGATCATAAATTTGATTTAATTCCAGCGAATCCACCATACGCAAAATTATTACCAAATGGTAAACGTGCATCAAAAAATCATAATATGATCGGTTTATTTATAAATAAATCATTAGAACTTTTAAATGACAAAGGATTTCTTTTGTATATTACACCTGATAACTGGATGTCTTTTGCTGATAGAAATACATTAATTAAAACATTAACAGAATTACAAATACATTATATAAATATTCATAATGCGAAGAAATATTTTAAAGATGTTGGGTCATCATTTGTATGGTATCTTATAGAAAAAACACCACATTACAAAGATATTGAAATAGAAGGAAAATGGAAAAAAAATGTATATAATGATACAGTAAAAAGTGAAGTTCGTAGTTATATTCCATTATATTATAATAAAAATATTCAATCAATACTTCATAAAACAATAGATGTTAAAAATGAAAAATTTAAAGTAGAAACAAGTAGTGATTTACACAAATATACTAAGAAAGAATTTATATCAAATGATAAAGATGAAATATTTAAATATAAATTAATTCACACACCCAAACAAACAGTATGGAGTAATAGACCTCATAAATTTCAAGATGGTTATAAAGTATTTATAAGTACAACATCTTACTATGGAACGTTTGTAGATAAATGTGGAATGACACAATCAGTTGCTTTTATAAAGTGTAAAAATAAAAAAGAGGCAGAAAATATTAATAAAGTTTTAAATCATCCAATGTATAAATTTATTAATAATATTTGTAGATATGGAAATTTCAACAACATTCGTATAATGCAGAATTTTCCATATTGTAATAATTATGATGATGTATATAATAAATTTAATATTACATCTAATGAAATAGAATTTATTAACAATAATATTTGATAAGTTATATTTCAATTACTGTTCCACCCTTCATATTAACGATATTTTTAATAATATTAGAAAACCCACCACCACTAGGAACAAAATATTTAGAATTACACATAATTAAAAAATCATCATCAGGCTCATTATCAATTCTTTTAGAACAATTATATCCTTTACTAATAAAGTATTTTTGGATATAATTAACATAATCAATACTTTTTTGATGATTACCTTTTTTATGGAAACCACCTATTAATATAACATTTTTAATATTATAATTTTTTATTTTATTTATTATTTTATCATAATAATCAATAGGTTTTACATAATTTCTCTTATTAAATATAGTATATTTATGTAATATTTCATCGAGACTTTTATCACTATCTTCTATTACATCTCCTATTCTTAAATGAATAGTAATATAATTATCTAACTTTATTATAGGTTTTCTTTTATTTATTATTTTAATTAATTGATCATAGTCACCTGATTTATTTGTTGCTAACATATATTCTGTTGCAATTGAGTTAGGAAAATGTTTAACATGATAATTAAATCCAATTTTTTTATTATGACGACTAGGATAACCAGTTCCTTCTTCTTTAAACATATCACCTAATCTATAATAAATGTGATGTGATTTTTCACTATTTTCTTCATAATTTACAAATAATTGTGAAAATATAAATACAATAATAATTATTATTAATATTTTTAAAATAGAATACATAATAATATATATAAATAATAAAATTAATGTAAATAATTTTATTATTTTCATATTATATGTTGAATATAATTGATAATTATTTACAATTTTTTTATTTAGTATTTGGAATATTTATATCAATATTTTTATATAGAAATTTTTGTGTATATGGTGAAAAGAAAAATAAGTGTTATTATAAATTTAATCAAATTAAATATAAAAAAAATGTAATACATTTACATCATTGGTTAATTCATAGTATTTTATTGTTTTTTAACTATTTTAATCCAAAATCTATTTTATATTATTTATATGCTGGTTTAAATATTGGTGGAATAATTGATGGTATAATAATGTACGATAACTGGTATGTAATATTTAAATAATTATATAACAGTAACTGTATTTGAATTTGAAATATCATTATTAGTTTTATATAAAACTAGTAATAATCTATAAACTATATACACTTTTGAATATTTATGAATTAAATTAACGACGACGAATGGTCTTTCTTCGGTTCTTTCTTGTTTGTTTATTATTATTTTTTACTTTCTTGGATATATTAGATTTTTTTGTTTTTCTTTGTTTCTTGGACTTTTTAGATTTATTATATTTCTTTGATTTCTTTGATTTGCTACGTCCTCCTGTAGCATAATCAATATTTTTACCTTGATCTGGAATTGTGATGCCATAGCTGCTAACTGCATTTCTTAATGTTCTAAATTCATTTACAAACCAATGTCTGTTATTATTATACCATTCTGGAAAAGCATCGGGACATTGTCGATCTTTTCCACCAGTACCATTAGTAGAGATATTTTTTAAATTTTGTAACTTTCCTAATGCTGAATTTAAAAATACTTTTATTCTTGCGGCAGATTTATTTTCATTAATAGATATTATCATTATTTTTTTAGTTTTTAAATAATCATTATATATGACCTTCAATGTAGTAATACAACCATCGGGAATTAGTCCACCACTAGTAAAATTAAGATGATCATATACTGGCGTTGCTTCTGGTGTTCCATTTTGTTGTTGTTGACCTTGTTGATGTTGTTGTTGTCGTTGTTGTTGTTCTCGTTGTTGTTGTTCTCGTTGTCGTTGTTGTTGTTCTCGTTGTCGTTGTTGTTGTTCTCGTTGTTGTCTTTCTCTTTCCTCCCTCTCAGCTTTGGCTTTTGCTTCGGCTTCTCTCCTTTGTCTTTCTCTTTCCTCCCTCTCAGCTTTGGCTTTTGCTTCGTCTTCTCTCCTTTGTCTTTCTCTTTCCT